AAGAACAACTTATTACTTCATTAGGTCTTGCTGGAACAGCAGAAGGTCAACGTATAAAAATAATTGAAACTTTACAAGGAAAACAAGCGGCTTTTAATGCAGCAATGCAGCAATTAGTTAATGCTGTAGGAAAAAAAGGTGCGGCAGATCTCAAGATCTTTGGTGATAATTTACGTTTAGTAGGAAGTGAATTTAGGATATTCTTTACAAAAGTCCAAGCTGGATTAGCAGGTATTTTAAATTTAGCAGATAAAATTTTAAGATTTTCAGAGGGAGCACAGGAATCCAGAGTATCAAGATTTGCTGAGATAACTACAAATTCTGAAATTGCTGCTCTTAGAGCACAAAGAGATTTAGTAGCCAGTGGTACAGGAGGAGGAAGGTCAGGAGCTAAAAATAGAGCAGATAGTGTCAAAGGAATTGAAGCTGAAATGCAACGATTAGCAGCTCCAGCACTCGCACGACAAGACGCTCAAGTTGCAATAGATACTGCTTTAATGGGTGAAAAAGAATTATTAAAAACTAAAAAAGAACAATTTGAAATAGATCAACGTATTGTTGAATTGAAAAAAGGAGGAATGAATGAGGCATTAGCAAGTGAGATAGCAAAATTAGAACAAGTTTTTAATAAAGGAACTACTAATTTAGAACAACAAAAAAAATCATTACAGCAACAAATAAGAACCAATGGTTGGACTGATGAGCTTGGAGTGCAGTTAAAAGAAATCAATAAAGCTTTAGAAGAAAGGGTTAAATTATTAGGAATGTCAACAGAAGAATTAAAGAAATACCTTGAAACTCAAAAAGTAGTTAAAGATGAATCAGACTTTATAAAAGTAAAATGGGAAGATATTAAGGAAACTATTGCTAGTGGATTAACAAGTGCAATACAAGGTCTGATTGATGGAACTAAATCATTAGGTGAATCATTAGCTGGTATTGCTAAATCAATTGCAAGTATGTACTTGAAAGCAGCAATTACAAATATGTTGCCTATGGCAGAAGGAGGTTATGTCTCCAATGGAATTAAACCGTTTAGTTCAGGTGGAATGGTTACAAGACCAACTCTAGGACTTGTAGGAGAAGCTGGAGAGGACGAGTACATTATTCCTGCATCAAAGATGGCTGCAAGTATGCAACGCTACTCAGCAGGTGCTAGAGGTGAAGCTGTAATTCCTGGCACTGGTTCGTCTTATGCAGGTGGAGGTGCAGGAGGATCTACGACTGTTAATTACTCTGGCCCTATTCTTAACTTCAACTCTGAAGAGTTTGTTCCTAAGTCTGCTATTGGTGAAATTATTGCAACTGCTACTGCTAGAGGTGCAGCAGTTGGTGAGTCTCGTACTATATCTTCATTAAGAAATTCTCGTAGCCGTAGGTCTTCATTAGGATTATGAGTCTTGTTGCTTTAACCAATTTTATAGAAATTACAAAACCAAACGGGTCTGTTGTTTTTTATCCTACAAAATTTCAAAACGGTAGATATGATGCAATTATTTACGGTTATAATTATCTTTCTTTTATTTATCAAGGTGCGACACGAAGTCGTTCTGGAGATAATTTAGAGGCATCTTTAATACTTGCTAATAATGCAATTAGTATGAACTATGCACAACAAGCAGTAACAAATAAATATCACATTAAGGTAGAAACATATTTAATGAATGATACTTTTTCTGCAAAGAAAGAAACAATACCCATTACAAGTGAAGAATGGTTAGCAGCTTCTTTAAGTTATGATTCTCAAACTGTTGAAATTTTGCTTAGTTCTGCTATTGATGCAGTCGGTGCTAATGCGCCTAACAGAGTATTAACTAAAAGAATGGTTGGAGAATTACCAGTCACAGGACAAATACAAGCACGTTGAGGCCAGATCAATTGATTGGGCTTCCTTATCGTTTAGGGGCTGATCCTGAAAAGCATGGAGCTGGTGACTGTTTGTCTTTATGTCGAACAGTTTTAAAAAGTTATGGAATAAGTTCTCCAGAGCCAAAGCGTTCTTGGTATAGGAAACTAAAGAAAAAAGACTATAGTATCTTTTTTGAAGAATTAAATCGGTGGGGAGTTGATTCACCCCCTAGACTGGGAGCAATAGGTTTATGCCGTGGCGAAAATGATGGTTATGGCATGGCAGTTTATTACGAGGAAGGATGGCTGAGTTATCGAAAAACATTCGGAGAGTTGGTGGTGAGTTGGTGTCCCATAAACGGCCTTATGGTAGAAGGTTGTTATTGCCAGCGGAAGTTGAATTATGTAATGCCCTTGGATTGAGTGAAGATGAGTATTGGTATTTTGAAGACAAGAGAATTACATGTAATGGATCAAGGCCAAAAGGATACGAATTAATTCCTGATATTCGGAATGAGCTTGTTACGACTGTTGCTGGAGTCACTAAATTAACAGCGTTAGGACAAGTTGCAGTTTCTGTTGCTTTAGCAGCCGTTGGTTATTTATTAACACCTAAGCCAAAAGCTATTAAAGCTGGTGGCTCTCAACGAACAGAAGATGCGATAGGTAATAAAAGATTTGCACCACAGTTTTCTTTTAATTCTTTACAAGAACTTGCCGTATTAGGAAGTACTGTTCCTCTTGTTTTCGCTAATAGAAGAACAGAAAATGGGATTACTTATGGTGGGGTAAGGGTTAACTCTCAGCTTTTATGGTCACAACTTGTAAGTCTTGGAAAGTTGCAACAGCTAAAGGCGATGGCTTTGTTCTCTCTTGGTTCAATAGATAGAACAGCAGATCCAAAAACAGGTAAGAAAAATCCAGAATATGAAGGTTATGCAATCGGTGATATGTTGCTTAACTCTTATAACAGCAGTAAAGTTGCTCTTTATTTTAGCGATGGTAGTCAAACAAATAACAGATTAGATATTAATGACAAGTATTCAGAATCAGAACTTCAAGAGTCAATTTTAAGTTCTGATCCTTTTTCTATTGAAGCACCTGATGAAACAGGAGATCCGACAACTTCTAAAGTTACAAGTAGTACGCGAAATCCTTCGACACAAACTGTTTTTGGTCTTTACGCACCAATGCCTAATTGTAATTACTACAGGCTGCCTTATCAGTTAATTAGAGCACCTAGAGGATCATCAAATCCTGCGGCTAGAGATACTTTAAGAAAGCGTAAAAAAGTAGAAATTGCTAAATGGCCTATTCGTGCTGGTATTACAACAGCTAGTAATGCTGGAAATTTAAACAGTGAAATTCTATATCAAATTTTAGGATCTAAAAAAGATGCTGACGATGAAGCTGTTGGTAGACAAAAAGTTTATTTGAAGACTGATGAATCATTTGGATATCATCCTCATGGAGTTCAAGATATTGACACGGCTACAAGTTCAATAAGAGAAACAGCTGATACTAATATTGCAAAAGGTGAGTCTTATATGATTGGGACAGCAATTGCAAAATGTTCTGAAATAACGACTTCTAATCCTTGGACACTTGATGCTTCTAAGCATTATACATTTAAAATAACAGAGAAAGGAAGTCTTGATAATTTTAATAATTTAGGTCTTCATACTAATAATCCTTTATGGGAAGAAAATAATGCTAAAGCTTGGGATGTAAATGGAAGAAAAATATATTATCAACAAAGAGGTGTTGCTCCTAATACAGAAGATAGACAATTAAAAGATGGACATGAGGTATATTTAATTCAACGATTAGCTCTTGGAACTGTTACAAATAGTCGAAGTTGTTGGATTACTGAAATAGGACTGAAATCAAAAGTATTTAAACGAATTAGTGCTGCAAATGTTAATAGTCAGCCTGATGAGGAAGCGTTAGATCGTGCATGGACTGATAGGACTCAAATTCAATTAGGTCAAATGGATCTTTTTGCAGCAAGAATGAGTTTCTTTAAATTACAAGTTAGAGAGGCTGGTTTAAGTACTAATGCTAACTGGATAGATCTAATAAATACTTTACAAAATCACACTGGGTTGTTTGCAATTAGAGGGACTACTGATCAATTCCAGTACAATTCAATTTCAATAGCTCATCCTAATCGAAAGCAATATGAATATAGATTTAAACCGTATCCTGGTAATTATATTACTAGAAATAATGCAAAAATTGGGCAACGAGTTAATCTTTTAAGTGCTTCTAATAACGAAGAACATCAAGACATTGAAACTTTTAGTTCTAATGGATTTGTTGTTAGGTTTGCTGGGAAAGAAGATTACGTTTTAAGTATTGAAGCTTTAAGTAACTCAGAATGGAAATTAGGTGATCCAAATGAAACATTTTATACAGGAAGAGTTGAAACTTTAGAGACAAGTGATGGTCTTACTCAGTGGATGAGTAATGGAGGAGCATTCCAAATACCTAGATCACAACAATGGGTTTTAGATTCTAGTTATACAGACCATTACACTTCAAATCCCGACACTGTTATTAAATACGTTGAATGGGAGGATAATGATGGTAAGTATGCTGGACACGGATGGGGTTTTTGGTGGGGAGGTGAGAGTAGGGATAGTGGTTACTGGGGTGGTCCAAATAGCGGAACATCAAGAGGTTCTGGTATTTGGCCTACTATTATTTTTTACAATGATTGGATTGACGACGGAATAACAAGCAGATTCAAAGCCTCTCTAAATGCTGGGGGTGGTCATCCAAACAATGACCCTAATGCATTTTATATTGATAAATATGATCTCAAACTTGTTGACGAAACCAGTCAAAAATATAGTGTTAATGTTCAATATGCTTCTGGTTCGTCTGGTGGTGGTTCAGGTTTAAAAGTTAATTTAGAAGTATGGAAAAAAACAATAGTAGGTGGTGATGATTTGATTGCTGCGAAATGGACTATTGATCCAGATAATATGGGTGTTGGTTATCATCCAGATGATCAATTAAAAATACCAGCCACAGGTGATTTTCCTGGTATAGATAATTTAAATATCTATGTAGAAAAGGATAAGGAAAATATTTTAGAAGAAAATTTAAATCCTTACGATGTTGTTGCCGATTGGACTCCTTACGAAGGTGATTCACCTAGTCATCAAAATAATCCTGAACACGAAATTTGTTTTGTTAATGAAATTACAACTTTGTCAGAAGCTGTACAATATAGCGATTTAGCTTATTCAGGTATTCGGTTAAATAGTTCAAAAGAGTGGACAAATTTTACTCAATTTTCTGCTTATTTTAAAAAAGGAATCAAGGTTAAAGATTTAGTTAGTGGTGGTTCAGATGCAGCAACAAATTTATTTCCTGAGATAGCTTATGCGTTATTAACAGATTCAAATTTAGGTGCTGGTGATTTAGTTGGTGCTGATTCTGTTGAATTAAAAGATATGAAAATAGCTGCTAATTATTGCAAAAAGAATAGATATTTTTGGGATGGAACAATTACAGAAAGAGTAAATTTAAGAGATTTTTTGTATCGTCATGCTGGTTATTGTTTACTTGATTTTACTATTATTGGAGGAAAATTTAGTTTAGTTCCTACACTTCCTTTTAATACTGATTTTAGTATTAATCATGGAGTAAATATAGCTAGAGACAAAAAACCACTTTTCAATGAGCAATTAAGTTATAGTGGAACTGAAAATTATATAAAAGCATTATTTACAGATGGTAATATTAATGATTTAAAAGTTAGTTTTCTTTCTCCAGAAGAACGTCAAATGTTAAAAGCAAATGTTCTTTATAGGAAAGAAAAAGAAAATGGATTTCCTGAAACATTATCAATACTTGTAAGTCTTTTAAAAGAATATGATTTTACATATGAAATATTCAAATCAAGGAATCCATATGATGATGCTATAGAAACATTTGATCTTTCTGGTTTTTGTACATCAGAAGACCAAGCTGTAGATTTTGCAAAGTATGTATTAAAGACGCGAAAAGAGGTTGATCATGGTCTGACATTTAAGACAGCCCCTCAATATGTTCTTGGGTTAATACCTGGTGATTATTTTCGTTTAGTTTCAGAAGCAACTCATACAAGTCGTTTTAGAAATGGTGCAATTACTCCTGATGGAAAGGTTATTAGTATGAATGCTGTGACTGGTAGTCATAGCGTTTATGTTTGGAAGCCAGGTACTGAAAATGTTGAATCAACAACTATTAATTTCAGCAGTTCAACTAGTATTCAATCTCATGCAGGGAAATTGTTTACAGTGAAAAACACAACAACAGAAAATAGAATTTATAAAGTTGAAAGCCTTTCTTATGCAGAAGACGGTTTAATAGAAGTAGCAGGCAGTCATGCTCCTGTTAACTCGTTAGATCAACTAATTATTTTGCAAGGGTGGGGTTCGGACACTCATTTTAAAATCGAGAGGGCTTAATGACATCAGCACAACCATTCCCAGGAATAAAACCAAGTTCTAGAAGCTATTCTCCTGGGACGTATCCAAGTACAGATTTTAAAGCGTTAGATGGCACAAAGACACATTTGCGTTTTGGTAATAAACGAGTTAATGCCACATTGCAATTAGGTTTTTCTGGTATTTCTGATGCTGATGCTGCTTCAATTTTAGCTAATTATGAAAATGTAAATTCTGATTGGGATTATGTAACTTTTAATTCTTCAAACGGAACAGTAGGGATAGGAAATTACACTCTTGCTAATTATGTTCAAGAAAATACAAGTGGTTTGAAGTGGCGTTATGCTGGTCCTCCAACTGTAACGAGTGTTTTTAAAAACAAAAATAATGTTAGTTGTTCATTTGTTGCTTGTTTAGATGCTCCTTAGCCATAATTCGTATAGAATAATGACATTGTTTTTAAAATTGAGTCGTGGCAAAATTTTATAGCGGAAAAGATGGTTCCTTAAAGGTTGACACTGTAGAGATTGCTAAGTTGCAAAGTTGGGATTTTTCGATGTCAATGGCAGTCATTGAATCAACTTCAATGGGAGACACAGACAGAATTTTGCATAATGGATTAAGAAGTTATTCAGGTAGTGCAAGAGCTTATTACTACACAGATACAGCTGGAGGTGATTCAAAATTAAATAAAGTGTTAACTGCTGCTATAAAAGAAAGTGAAGGTTCAACTGGAGGAGATGGTGATAATGGTGAATCAACTGAAGTTACTATTGAGTGTATTTTAAAAGACGGATCAAGCCCTCGTTCTATTGTTTTTAGTGCTTGGATTACTTCTGTTGGAATGAGTAGTTCAGTTGGTGAAGTTTCTTCTGTCGATTTTAGTTGGGAAGCTAATGGTGCTCCACTTAGTAGTTCTAATTTATTAGCAACTTAATTCTGTGGCCATTTATTTTGGTCAAAACGGTGATGTTGAAATTAAAAGAGATAGTTTACTTGCTGCTTTAAATTCAACATTAGATCCTTTTGATGTCAACGTAACTAATAAAAGGTTTTCTGTTGATGGTGCAAGACGCTCCATCATTACAGGAGATAGGATAGAAATAGCAACAGTTGATGGTAGTAATTTAGAACTTGTTAGTGGTCATAATTATCCAGACGTAACTGCTTATGCTTTTGTTGATCAGTTAGGTGGTGTTCGTTTATATAATGATTTTGCTGCTTCTATCACAGGAAGGATTGCAGATGCAAAAACGCTTGTAACGCCAAGTGCTTCAAAAGCAATAACAATTCAAACAACTAATTCTCGATTTAGGCATTTAGCTACTGTTAGAAATTTTGAAATTAGTACAAATAGAGAGCAAGTTGATACGACTTCTTTAGGTGCTGAATTTAAAAAGCAATATGAGGCAGGATTAATTTCTGGACAAGGCACTTTAGATTGTTTTTGGGAACATTCTCCAGTTTTAGCGGATAAAACAAATACAAATGATCCTGAATTTTGTTTCTATTTAGCTCAATTAGCAATTCGATTAGAGCAAGGAGCAGATTTTTCAGCTCGTTTTTATATTTATAAAGACCCTAATACAACTTCTAATACTGTTTGGTACGAAGCTAATTGTGTCGTAACGAATGTCGCTGTTGAGGTTAGTGCAGCGGCTGAAATTACTACAAGGATTGACTTTATAACAAATGGAGATATTACATTAGCGACAGGTGCTGCTCCTGGTGCGTTGCTTCAAGAAGATCAATATAAAATTCTTCAAGAAAGTGGGGATCCTATATTATTGGATCAGCCTTAATATAAAGGCATTGGTTTTTTATTTTAGATAGTCATGCCAGATCTTGAGATTAGTAATCTGCCCGAAATTCAGAAGGCAGGTGTTCAAGGTACAGATCCACTTGCCCTGGCTGATATCAGTGCTTCTGAAACAAAGCAGGTTGCTGTAAAAGATTTAATTGCTGCGGGTGTCACGTTTATCGACGATGGAGATATTCCTGCTGCAAAAGTTGCTGGTCCGTTTGCTGCTAATACAGTTGCAACAGCGACAATTCAAAATGATGCAATAAATGCAGATAAGCTTGCGACAGATTCTGTTACTGCTGATGCCATTGCTGCTAACGCTGTAGGTGCAAGTGAATTAGCAAATAATGCAGTTGATAGTGACGCTATTGCTACAAACGCAGTTGTTACAACGAAAATAGCGGATTTAAATGTAACGACAGATAAATTAGCAAG